TTCTCCTTGGTTCTCAGATCACTTCTTCTTGATGACCTCGATCGGCTTTTCCGAAGGAGAGGCGGAAGTATCCGATAGGCCACCCGGTACATCTGCCCCGGTCGGGGTGCCGTGAGCCAGCGCCGCCCCGGCGCCGTGAGCCAGCGCCGCCCCGGCGCCGTGAGCCAGCGCCGGGGTCCCGACACGCTCCAGCATGGTCCGCATCACGGCCATTTCTTGGCGCATCGCCTCACGTTCGGCGGCAAGCAGTTGACGTTCGGCGTCGAGTTCGGCGATCTTGACATTGACGTCGATCAGGGTCAGTGGCTTGGGAGCCGGCTGGTCAGAACCCGGCAGGGGCTTCGGGATCCAGTCGTGCTGGTGCTCGTAATAGTCCCATTCTTCCTGGGTCTGGCACAAGACCGGGCCGATGTTCTTGTTGACCTGGAACCACTTCGGGAACTGTGCCTTCGGCTGGAACAGTTGCGAGAATGCGGCCGCAGTATCAACCGATGGTGTGTTCACGGGCTGATTCATCATTTCTCCTAGAGTTGAAAAGAGGCCCCCCGAAGGGGGCCGGGGTTCACGATGTCGGCAGCAAACCCGAGCGCATGAGCAACATCCAGTCAATCGCGACGGCAGCGGTGGCCGCAGCATTCAGCTGGAATGTCACACTTCCGTTCGCCGGAATGATCCGGGTCACGTACAACGCGGTACCATCGGCCGCAGCGTTCGAGAGAAACACCGCAAACTTCGACTCCGTCGTGAAGTTCGGGCTTGTGACAACCACATTGGTGCCAGCTGCAGCGATACCAACGCGACCTTGCGATTCGGTGGTAGTCACCGCGCCCGGGGTCACCGGGCCGGCAGAAACAGTGGCAAGCCCTTGGGCGACCAACGCCGCTTCGACAGGGGTTTGCAACTGGACGATGGTTCCCGCGAGGTAACCACCATAGGGGCGTGAGAGCAAAATCATGATCGATTCCTTGAAAGTTGGGGGAGGGGGGTCTCTTAGGCCCCCCCATGATCACAGGGCGTAGAGGACAGACAATTCGGGGTAGGTCGCCGCCCAACCGAACAGAACATCCAACCGGATGATGTAGTTGTCGTTCACACCATCATAGAACTCCGTGACCTTGATGTTCATGCCCTTGTAGGACTCCGTCGCAACATCGATCACGCCTTTGCCGCCCGGGGGAGCGTACATCGGAACCATGGCCAGCGTAAACGCGTCCTTGTGATAGGCCACGTTTGCGGTGTAGGCGCCAGATACGGTACCGAAGATCGTGAACGCCGCGCCGTTGGTCGGCGAAGCAGTCACGTTCTGGAACGCACCCGAAACCACGATCGCCGGGGAAATCGGCAACACCGTCGCCGCCGCCGCCACATCTGCCGTGATCGTGAACTGCGCGAGTTCGCCGGTCGACTGACGGGATTGCGGATTAACAGCGAAGACGCCCGGGAGAGTCACCTTCGAGCCACGGGTGATGGTACCACCCAAAGCCACCACGTTGATCGCCGCACCGATCTGGTTCGCACCAGAGATGTTGGTGCCGGCCACAACTTGGGTACCGTTGGTATGGATGGCGATGTTCTGGTCCATCGCGTAAGCGAGACCCAGGGCATCAACCAGCAAACCGGACTGGTACTGATCCGACAGCGTCTTGGAGTTGTTGAACAACCCCGCAAAACCTTGGATCATGGCGCCGTTGAGGCGGGGATTGGTCACCAGCGATCGCATCTTGTCACGCGGCGCTGCCATGTTGTCGAGGCGAGCGTTCATGTCCGTGGCCGCTGCCAACGCCAACGCTTGGGTCGTCGGGGGAGTGCCCGGGGTTCCCAGAATGTTGAACGTTGCCAAACGGGCCAAATCCAGACCTTGGCGATCGACCTCATTGGCAACCGTCGCCATCGCGGCGCGAATCTTCTTCTGCATTTCCTGCAGAGAAAGCGTGCGCTCCAGGCCGTTGAAATTCAGGTCCGCGCCGCCCTGTTGCAGGGTCAACGGAACCGTAGTTTCGACGGTGGCTTGAGGCACGGCGACACGACCGGCACGGTACATGTAACGCGGCGGCTTCTTGATGTTGATGGTTTGACCGGGCGAGTAGCCGCGATTTTGGTTGGCCATGTATTCGGCCTCCCAATCGCGATTCACACCGCTGGAGAACGACAGAATGTTCTCCAGGATCGCCAAGGATTCCTTGGCGATGATTGCACAGGTAACAAGGGTATTTGACATGATGTCCTCAGAAGGGGTAGGGTTTTAGCGCCCCCAAGCCGCTCCCTGAGCCTTGCGGGCAGCAACGTATTCTTCCATGGGCATGTCACCCAGGGCTTTCAACGATTGCCGCCCGCCCGGGATCGGGTTCGGCGGAGTTGGGGCACTGCTGACTGGTTTCGGTTTCGGTGTCTCGATGCCCATTTCGAGCTTACCAATTTCCTTGGCCGCTGCCATGGGCGACATCCTGTTGAGCTTATCCGCAAGCGATGGATCCAGAGCCAGCTTGTAAGCCAGCTTCGGGCCATGCTCCGACTCCAACAAGACCGCTTGGATATGCGGCTGTACGATCACTTCACTTGCATCGAGCACTTCATCGAAGTCCTTGATCACCGCTTTCGCGGCTTCGGTACGAGTATTCCAGTTCGAAGTTTGTTCGCCCACTCTGTTTTGCGCGGCGGACCGCGAAGTGCGCTCTTCAATCCGGGCCTCAACCTTTGCGAGAGTCTCTTCAGACTTTCGGTCGGCCTTCCAATCAGTCAGTGCATCGACGTATTGGTCATACGTTGTGAAGTCCGCCGCAACGGGCTTCGGGGGAACAACAGCGGCCGGAGCCGGAGCATTTGCAGGCGCAGAAGCCGTCCTTCCTTCCGCCAGACCACGCCAATATTCGGCCCGACGCTCTGCCTCGTGACGCAAGCGAACCAGTTCGTTGATACGAGGCTGGATCGGTTTCTTGGCAGGGGCATTCGGGTCGACCTGTGCGTTCGGATCGGGATCGACACCGGGGTCGGTATTGTCGGGATTTTCCGGCAACACTTTCGTCGTGATGTCAACCGCATTCGGGTCGGTCGGTTCAGAGGACATTTCCTGTGAATCAGGGATCAAAACATTCGCGTTAGGCATAACGATTTTCTCCGGCCACATGTTTGTTCGCCCGTGTGTAGGCACTGCTCGTTTAGCACATGATCCATGTTTGAGTCAGACATGGTGCGATGACTATTGACCAACTTTGAATCGGGTACGGCAGGTCAGGGTGTAGCGTTTAGCTTCAAGGTTTGTGGTTCTTGTACAGCTGCCTTGTTCACCCCAAAAATAAAATTTGCGGACGGCGCCGACTCCACTGCGGGGTACACTACATTGTTGACGACCTTGTAATTGCGCCCGTACTTGGCCACGACGTTGAAGCTCGCCACGGATTCGGCCGGCACGGTGACTGTGATGGGGCACTCCATCGACTTGGTGGTGGCGTCAACAACCTTGAAGGCCGCGCAGTCCTGCCACACGCCGTCGTCGAGCTTGAACTTAGCCCAATCAGCATCAGCGATGGAGATTGGCGCCGCGCTGATGGTCACGGTCTGGGCTGTGGCATGCATCCCGAGAAACGACAACAAGCAGAACACGAACAGGATTCTTTTCATGATTGATTCCGATCAAGCATTGACGATGCCTCTGATTTGGGCCAATGAATAGCCCCCATCGAGACAACAAAATTGACGACGCCCGTAAACCTCTCGTGGTAATTTCGGGCTCCAAATGTTCGTGGTTGTGTTCCAAACGCCTGGGTATGAACCTACATTCCACTCTTCATAGTACGTCTCACCCGTTGACGATGGGCTGACATACCCAATAGGCAACAGGTGGTTCACGACAAGTGCACCATTCAGATACAATTCGAAGAATGGTGTATCGGCAATGTATGGACTGACTTTGACGCGCCAAACCAGATCGAACCACACCCGATTCAGAGAGGCATACGTAACAAGACTATCATATTTAGTCTTGGTGATTGCTGGATCACCAACTTCGACTCCTGGTGTAGTTGTCGAACTGATTATACACCGCAGTCCATTGTCCTCGTAAGTGATACCAATGGGAGGGTTCATATTCGCGCCAGATGAATTGTGGTGAATCTGGTTGAATAGAATATGCTGCTGTGCGCCCCCGCCCGGGCCGATATCGAAATCGAAATAATACTTACCGGCGCCCCAAAATGTGCGATTCCGAACAACACAACAGTTCAGACCGCGCCATTTCAACATTGAGCGCTGACGATTGCTTGTATCCCACTGCGCAACTCCACCAATGGCAGTTGGCTCGTCAGCGTATGCCGACCAGACATAACATTTCTGGTTAATACCACCAGGAGCCGATGCTGCCGAAACAATACCAGCTTTCCGACCACCTACAGACATCAGACGACGATTCACACCTTCAAATTCAGGTGTTGATTCCCATGCGGTCGTACCATCAGTTCGAATAGGGGCGGTCGTCTGCATGTTCTCAGAATTGATCGTGCCCCCTTCTAGAATCCATGCGGAACTCGGCTGAGTCAAAATGCTTCGATCTGGATCAAGCCAGAGATACATATCCCCAACTGCAACCGGTGCCCAAGTGCCATCAGCACGATCAGAGCTCAGTCCATCATCTATAACTGGTCCTACATTTGAACCAGGAATAATGACACCACCCCCGCTACCATCACCAAGAGTGACGGAGCTTGGATATAGACCAATGGTCCCGGGCTTACCAGGTTCCACTACGCGCCGGGTCCCGGCAGTGAATCCGAATGGCATATTGACTCTCAGTTGGTGGCAGCATAGAGCCAATAATCACGCAAATGACGCGATGCATAGCTCCAAAGATTCGCGAGTCGGGTCGCCGAATAGACTGGGTATCTGAAAGCTTGGAAATTGCCAGTCGCCATATTACTACCCGCACCACGACCAAGATATTGATCATACGCGGGGGCGGCGGATGCGCCGCGAGCGCCAAATTTCAGATCGCCCATCTGTGCAAACGATCCACCGGCATATCCTTCCAGGAACGTGGCCGCGCCGCTTGGTGTAATAGTTCCGGTGCGCCAACCAAAACCAAGGGCCGGAGTTCCCCACCAGGATTCAACACCAAGTAGAAAAGTACCAGGATTCGCATTTTGAACCTGAATGCCTACAAGCCAAGGCACTAGACCTTGATTGGCATACGCGGTAAACGCGGTGCCTGTCACTCCGCCCCAAACACCAGAAATAGAGGTCCCATCACCCACACCACGGTGAGAAACTTCGAGAAGTTCGCCGGTAGTCAATTGAATAGTTAACCCTCCGTTCGTCGCGGTATTCATACCGTATGACATGATCGTTCCAGCATTGGTCAACTGATCATTGAAACTGACTTCACCAGCCAAAACCAAATGAGTTCCGACAGGAGCGCCACGAAGTGATAACACTCCATCGATAAATAAATCATCGACGTCGTCAGTGGCGCGTAAGAAAACCTGCGACGTATTCCCATTATCAACGGGATAACTATAGGCCCCAACGCGATCTGTCCACTTTGTTGCTTTCGCAGTGCCCGCGATGACGGTTTCGATTAGGGCTGGATACCCAACAAGACCCGGCAATAGGTCTCCATGTTGTGGATACCAAATACCACTACCCTCACCTTCCGGCAAGAAGGCATGTGCGGATTGGTCGTACAATATCAACGGTGAACGTGATAACGTGGCCATATCAAGGCTCCATGTAGCAGTACACATCGCACTTCCGGAAACGCTTATTTACGCCACCGCCAGTGTATGAAGTACCAAAAGTCAGTTCGGCCAGAATTGTTCCCGCAGGTAGAATCATCGGGACCATTTGTAACAGGGACACTGTAGATACCGCTGGATTCACGGTATATGGACCCGCGCCCGCGAATGCGAAATGAATCAGACGAATCGAACCAGCAAGCATTGGCACAATCCGGCCAGCGGTCGCGCCACCCATCCCCGTCAACGTGACCTCTTCATTCGGGACTGTGAATCGTTGTGATGCAATCACGTTGTCCGGCGTACCCGGGGTCCCAGTATCGCAATCCAAGGTATATAGAATTTCGGGATGATCGATATCGCTTCCGGCATCAAACAGAATTTCCCACGAAATTGAGCCATTCGTCAGCGTCGGTTCACCTCTGGCGCCGCCGATCCAGTCTAGCGGGTATTCATTGCTTGTGATAGGATCAATGAAACCACGAAGCCCACTTGGAAGGGTAACAACACCACCACCAAGTGGTTGATAATCACCAATTCCATCGGATTGACCATATATCAATCGGGTCGTCGGACTGATCAAAAGTGTGCCGGCAGGAATCGGAGTTCCTGTTTGAGCTAGTGCCAAAAGTTGTGAAGTTGTGAGAACGGCACGACCATAAGTGTCGTATGGAGTGTTGTTCGGCAATCCTTCAATCGCATCGGTATCGATGGCCTTCTGAGCTTGGACCAACGACATACCAAATTCGGTGTCGACCGTCTGTGTTGACCCCAATGGCATCAGAATCCCGTATTGGGAGAAGACATCCGGCTTCGTGATTGTGACTTGCATTTTCAGGCTCCCATGCTCAACTCAGCTTCGCTCTTCAGCGGTTCTGGTGGGGCGAGTTTGAGTAGAAGAAATTCGACATATCCCTTGATTTCTTCGACATTTTCCTTGGCTTCTCTCTGGATTTCAGCCACAGTCTCAGCATTCGCGGCTTTGATTTCCGCGACCACTCGATCAGAATCAGCCTTGATCTTAGCGACGTCGACCCCGGATTCGAGCTTCTTGACTTCTTCCTGCAGACCCGCAATGACTTCGGTCTGCTCCTTGAGCTTCTGTTCGACTTCGGGCGGCAAAGGCGGGGGACCAGCATTCGGATCATCGGGATCATACTTGATCTCTTTCGGGATGGTCCGTTCGATGCGACGTGCAATTCTCTGGGCGCCGGGCCAGTCCATTGCTTGAACGACTTCATCACCGGCAACATCCATCAGCTTCGGCCATGCCTGACCGAATTGAATCATTGCCTCGGCGGCTTCCTTCCGTTGCGTATCGAAGGATGGGCCGGAATCGATCACGGCGGCATAATCACCGCCAGTCATATCGTTCATGATTTCCTTGGCGGCGACCGTGTAGCGGCCTTCGGACTTCGCGTTACGGTCTTGAGCCAGTTTCTCGGCTTCGCGCGGTTCCAATTTCTTGTTGATGGGAACTGCTTCGATGGCCTTCCCATCATCACGCATGATCCTGACAATCCGTTCGGTGTCGTAATAGTGCGGGATCATGTCCATCAAGCAACGGCCCGAGTGGCGGCGGGTACGCACAAGACCATCTTGATAGTGGAAATTCGAAATGTTGCCCTGATGCTGTTGGGCACGTTCCTGAACACCAGAAGTCGCGGTCCCTTGAGCACCGAGGCTACTATCGAACAGCCCGGTCGTGCCTTTGATGTTGTCATTGGCGTGCATAGCCATGGACAACATCCCCGAAGGGATGTCGGTCATCGGCTGACGTTGTGGCGGGGGCACTAACAGACCGTCAACCGTCGTCGGCTTGTATTTCAGAGTCGGGAAGGAGCGGGTGTTTGCTTGTTGCCACTCGTTTGCATGTCCTTCGTCCTGGCCTTCCGCCATAACGAACGGGGTTTTGGTTCGTAGAGCAACTTCCTCGGTCGCGGCGGTCATCCAGTAGTCGTACATCAGTTGTGGGTCGCGCGCATCGCGAATCAGACCGCGCCGAACGATCTTCCCATTCAGGTCGATTTCTGTGCCGAACACCGGGAACACCGGAATCCACCGGCACATGATTTCGGTACGCTCGAGAATTTCATGGTAGGTCAGCTTGTACCACATGACCTTCGTCTTGAAGCTTGAACGACGCTTCATCTCATAAATACCAACCTTGGTAAGCCCGGCCTTCATCGCGTCGGTAATTTCATCGGCCCAGAACACGCCCCCGTCTGACATACGGACAAGTTCTGCCGGGGTCTGTTCAATCCGGTAGAATTCTCCAAGCCGGATGTACTGGTTCGTGGACCATTGAACCACGGTGGCCGACGCGTTCGGAAGCGCTGTGTTCTCGATCTTGGCGTTCGGATATTGCAGTTGGAAGGACTTCTTATCCTCTTCAATGTGAATCAGGCACTTCTTCTGATCCGAACCATCCGGCTCCTGGCTTCCCGGGTCAAAGGCGACCGTGAACGGGTTCCGGATGCGTTTGTACGCCAGAACTTGGTCGAACGACTTATCGCTCTCATATTCCGGCATAATCCGGTAATACCCAAAGCCGATGGCGGCGGCAGAATTCACTGCCGTGTCGGTCGCTACGTCGGCATTCGAAATGTATTCGATGTGCTTGATAATCCCTTGACGAACTTCAGCCGTTGGAATATCCGCGCCGGACCCAACCGGGCTGACTTTGGTACTTGCCCGATTCTGCCGTTGACTGTTCGTGACTTGTTGGAGGAACGTCGGAAGCTTGTTGATAGTCAGACAAGGCCGACCGTCAAGCGCCCGTTCACGCTTCGAGGTTTCGGGCCAGTGATTCCCTGCCAAGAAGTTTAGATCAGTGATCCCCTCGCGAATGTTCTCACCATTGGCAGTCTGGCACAGTTCCAGATAATTACGAGCGTCTGCGATGATATCTTCATCACTTTGCCCGGCCAAGGGCTTGTCATCGGTCGACTGATTGTCGGTCTGGGGGGTCATTGCATCGCCCTTTGGATGACGGCCATGGTGACTGGTGACAAGCGCAGACGGACCTTCGGAGTGGCCTCGACGGGCCGGACCAGGATCAATGGATCACGGGCTTGCATCGTCTGAAATCCGAACTCGGTCCGGTACCATGCGTCGAGCTTGTCCTTGGTCATTCCATTTGATTCACCATCTTTGCTGAATGGCGCGACGATCACAATCAACACGATGCCCCTCTGGTCGGCCTCGCGGCAAATCGAATGCATCAGGCTGGTTGCGTGACCAGTCCGACGACCTTTCGGGTCGGTCCAGAGTTCGTGAACCTCACGTGTACCCCCGCGCATATGTTCCGGAAGTGCATCACAAACCTTCACACGGGCCGATGCATGCCCCAAGCGCCGAAACCCCACTTCCATCGGTGTTTTTTGATTGGCTTTCATCAATTCATCCAGCTTGTGGTGTCGTGCTGCATCCGTTCGACCACTTCCGATTCCTTCTTACCCTTGATGATGCCCGGGAAGAGTTCCGCCAATGTCCAGAACCATGCGTCCGCCCTATTCGGGCTGCGCGGGCCGAGGTACCCCTGGGTGTTAAATGCGGTCAGTTCGTCTTCGAGTTCCTGAAACACTCCAACGTGCCTGATCTTACCCTTCTCATACAATGCCGAGAACGGCTCAGCCCGTACAACCTTGCCACGTGATGCCGTAACCATCTTGAACTTGATGTTCGGGTTCGCGGTCTGGACTACGAATTTGACCATGGCCCCGCCGTAATTCACTTCACCGACTGCGACGTCAGCTTCATGCCTTTCATAGGCGCTGGCGACAATACGGCCCCACACTCCTGGTCCGGCGAGAACAGTAGCGTCCTCGAATAGATAAGCATTCCCATCAATTCCAAGACCACCAATAGTGATACCAATAGGGTCATGATCCAGATTATTCTCATCACCTGAACCAGACGGGTCAATACCAACAACGATGCGTTGCATGTCGGGCAGAGATCCTTCAAGCTCTCTCCAGCGGTCGATGATTTCGTCTGTGAAGAGAGCGTTTGGTGTCGCATCTGCAAATTCTCCGTCGCGGAATCGCTTGCGCATACGGGCACCAAGCGCGCTCAATGTGTTCAGATAGCCCGCCGTCAAATTCTCCCGGTTGTCTTCCGGATTCATCTTGAAGTAAGTGTAATCTAGTGGATTTGGCAGAGGGCGACGATCATCCGCGTCAATCTTTTGAATAAACTCACGGTAGGTCCAGTGGTTCTTGTTGGTAGGATTGCAGTCATAGTATGCCTTCGGGGTCAGAAGCCCTTCAACAACTTCCTTGCCCTCTGTAATGACTCGCGTCTCTGCGAGTTCTGCAAGGCGAGTGATTGCGGTGTCACGGGCGCCCTTCGGAATCTGTGAAGCCTCGTTGAACAGCATGGTGCTGTATTCTTGGCCGAGGATTTTTTCAGTTCGTTCCTTATCGTCCAGACCGCCGAACCATATTTCTGAAAGGTTTGGCAGAGTGACATACCAGTCAGTCTTCGATAGAATGTATTTGACGTTCGGGAAGCACATCTTCATCACCTTCGGGAATGTCCCGAGGATCACCGACGCCTTCAAGTGATTGAACCGGAACCGCAGAATGCAGTGATGGCTTCCGGGGGCCTTCAACGCCCGCATCACGGTGTTCCGAATGTGCAGGAATGTCTTTCCGGACCGCGAACCTCCGTACAGCATCACGTGCGTGGCGATGCCCGCAATGATCAGCTGCGCTTCCAACTGTTTCAGGTTGAATTTGAAGGGTTTGTCCGCCACGTTAGATGCTCGCGTCGTGCGGAGTTGATATCTGAATCACAACCATCGGGTTTGACATGTCCCCCGGCTTGCGGCTGACTTCCTTACCCACGTAGAACCCGGCAACCTTCCCTCGGGCTTCTTCGGCGGCAAGGGCGGTCTTCAATTCGTTTCGGTCCTTCGCCATGTCCCGAATGTCGGCCAGTTCCACAAGGTGCGACCCTAGTGAGATAAAGGCGTTTTCGTGGACTGCTTCCGTGATCTGTTTGATCCGGAGCGCAATGTGGGGCCGGTTAAGGAGCATCCGCGCTTTCGCGACCGGATTCTTGACTGCTGCCCCGAAGACTTCGCAATATGCATAGCGAAGATTGCCGCCATACTCGATAACGGCGAGGGCAAAATTGTCTTCGTCAGCTGTAAGAGCAGGAATCGGATTAACATCGACGACTTCCCCCTTACCCTGGCCCGGGATTTCAAAGACTTCTGATACTTCGCTTTCGATTAAAGTCTCTTGATCCATGGGTGAGAGTATATCACACCCGAGCGAGGCTGTCAATAGCAAGTGAAGACACTTATCAGAAAAGTTCTACGAGAGGGGGATAGGAGGGGGGCTGGAGTGATATAGGAGTAGGTGAGCGCTCACTGACCTGATAGGAGTAGGTTTTTTGTTCGGGGAGCGTGGGGCGCGGAGCGTGGGAGAAACGGTGTAACTTATGAACCGGGGGAGATATTCCGGGATACACGGGTCCCGCCGCCAAGCGTGGATGGCTCGAGCCTTGCTTCCCGGCTCCTGGGTGGGGTTCGAAGGCCGGCAAAGCAACTTCAATCGCCCCTGTTAGCGCTCACTTCGCACTTCGCACTCCGCTGCGAATGTTGTAGTTGCACCACACGGTCCGCGCCTCGTGTTGCGTGGGCACCACGTTCATGAAGCAAACGTTGTGGTTATACAACATAGATCCCCCATTAGCGCTCACTTCGCACAAGACGTTGTGGTAATACAACATAGGTCCCCTATTAGCGCTCACTTCGCACAAGCCAAGGTCCCCTGTTAGCGCTCACTTACAAATGCACCACGCTGGTGCACGCCCCATTAAGCGCTCACTTCGCACGGTCTGGACGTTAAACAG